TGTTATATTTACCAATAGCTGTTTGTGAGGCACCGCTTGCAATTGTGTGTGTGCCACCTGCGTGAGAAGCACGACCTCTTGCAATTGTGTATTCACCCTCTGAATGAGCACGATAATCAGCAACAGTTTCATAGCCTTCTGCGTGGGCGGCTTCTCCTGTTGATTTTGTGCCAACCCCCTCTGAATGTGAGGCTCTACCACTTGCTTCAGTGGAACCGCCTTCTGCGTGGGCACCATGGTTTACAGCTTCTGTGTTATAACCCTCTGCGTGTGTGCTTGTATGTGTTGCCCGTGTATTTGAACCCTCTGCGTGTGACCTTTCACCTGTAGCATGTGTACATTTACCCTCAGCAAATGAATACAGTCCAGTAGCTTCTGACTCGTGTCCTAGATTTACCCATTCTGTGCTATCTTTAGACTCAAATCCTTTAGCAGCAATACCAACAATACCGTTGTCATTCGCTCTTTTTTCAAGTAGAATAATATCGTCTATAGCATAAGACGTTTGGTCTCCGTTATCATCGTTTCCGTAAATGATAGATTTATTAACAGACGTTTTAACAAAACCGTTAAAAATCTCGTTTAATGCTATATTTTTTACATCATCGTTTTGTAAAGTTAATTGCAAATAACGTTCACCATCAACTACGACATCATCAATATTCGTTACAAGACTCTCCAAAGGTAAATCTATATCATACGGAGTTTCCATAGTATTGCCTTCGGCATCAAGTTGAGTAAACGTTATTAGGTGTGACTGTGAATTATAAGCAACTTGTATTTTTCCTAAATAGCGTTTGTCCGCAAAAGCTGTATTAATTGCAACGGATTTATCTAAACTCGAGGTATTTTCAGCAGGAGTGTTTACTATTATATTTCCATTACCGTCTCTTCGGACAACAGTGTTATCTTGTGCTTCGATTGACACCTCTGCTTTTTTGACACAACCGTCTATCCCTTGACCAAGTGCAGTATCTGCACTAGTACGTGCATCAGCTTCAGCAGTTATTTTACCGTCAAGTGCAGCGTCTGCATTAGCACGTGCTCCAGCTTCAGCAGTTATTTGACCCTCAAGTGCAGCGTCTGCATTAGCACGGGTACTGACTTCGGTGGCTATATCTTGCACAATCTCATAAATAGCGTTCTGAAGACTCTTTTTTTCACTGGTTTCACTCATTGAAAGCATTATAAGGGATGCCAATGCACCTGTACTTATTGCTTCTAATAAATCGGACAAACTTTCTATGTCATTTATTCCGGAAAGCTTTATATAATCAGTTATATAAAGAGTTTGCCCATCGACAACACGATTTCCTGCAAACAGTTCATATAGCATATTGAAATTGTCTATAAATTTCACTGAAGTTTTGTCAAACCATTCTTTTAATTCGCTTGCTGAAAGTCCGCCTTTACCATACACTGAAGCCGAATTAGGACGGTCTGCAAGAGCTTGGATGCCATTAATTTTTATGTAATTAGATTCAATTTTTTCAAATTCAAGAGCCATACTGCCCTCCTATAGTTTAGTTTTTTAATCTGCCGGCTATTGTATATCTGTACGCAATGTAATGCAAGGCGAAAGGTGCTTGGAATTCATCTGAATATATGAATATCTGCTTTTCCATCCACTTTTTTTCTTTCTCCTTAATGACGAATAAATTATCGTCATTCAAAACAAAGGTAAAGTCGGAAAAATCCATATCTAAAAATGAAAACAACGCAGTATTGATTCTTGCAACCTGCTTATATGGGTCATTGTTAGTACGCACCTTTATTTTTGCGGCAGAGCGTGAACGTGTCTTGGTTTTTACTACCATAGATTTTTTTACCGTGCTTTTAGTAAGATGAGGAACGTCACAGTTATCCATTTTGGTAGCACAACCGCTCGTTATAGCCCTGTTATTAAACGTGTAGTTCGCTGCACGTATTTCTTTAGACTCAGTTTCTCTTTCATCGAAATTAAAGCAACAAAGACTTCCGTTTCCAGTACAGAAGAAAAGATTACCGTCAATCTCCTTTATAACAACCGCAGGGTCAAAAGTACCACCGATATAGTCACCACGCCAATCCACAAAATAGCGCTTTTTGGTTCCAGCTTCGTTAGTTTCCTCGGTATACGGTATAATAATCTTCACTTCTTTATTGTCATATGAAACGGTAGACTGTTTCCTCGTTATTTTGTCTGAAAATAAGACAGGTCTACCTTCAAATCCAGTTTTAACCTCTAATTGCAAACTGTTAAATTCGCTAATGTTTTTTAATGCGTCAGGAATTTCGCTTGCGTAAAAATAATTCTCATATTGTCCTTCGTAAACGCCTATATCATTCAGATAATACCACTCATATTGAACGATACCAAGCTCGTCCGTATATTTTTGGCGGCTGTCAGCCATAAATATTTCGCCATCAACAAGTACTATTAAATATCCATTCCATTCTTCTAGCACCGCTTTTTCGAGGTTTAGGTTGGTTAATTTAGCATCAACAAGACTTGAGCGGTGTTCTATTGCTCTCTCGTATCTCACGGAAAGCTGACCCATAGCTTCTACGCCAAGCCTTGATATAAATACCGGGTCGTCAAGAAAGTTGCAGCTTGCACCAAGACATCCTGTACCGTTTAGACCACGTTCAGCAGGATAAGTTACAGGAACTATATTGTCTTCTACTTCGCTTCTTGCGTGAAAATAAACTGCACCGTCACTCTTGGCATTTGTCTTCAACACCATTAATTTGTTAGCTACGGATAACATCGAAGTTATAGGTGCGTTATTCTCTACACCATCTTGAACATAATTCAATTCTCCAAAATACGTTATATCAGGGTCTCCGTCCTTAGCTTGACTCCAAAATATTGTGTTCGGATAATCTGGATTACCTGACAAAAACAGACGGTTATCAAAAACTGCACCAATAGTACATTTCTTTATCTTGTCAGGGGTAGAACCGGTTGCCGTTGCGGTTATTTCAATACCCGCATATCCCTCCGGTTTACTCTTGTCTTGAGGTTTGACAGGTGCTGTTGAAAATTTAATACCGATAATATCCCCAGTAGTAGTATCTTTAATTAGATTCTCGTCGTTACACGTAAATGAATCATCGTAGTTCTTAACTGATACTATTGTGTTTGCCTTAGTGCTTAGATAAAATTCCTTGGTTTCTCCGTCTGCCACAAATGTATTTTTGAACTGAGCAGTTAGAAGATTAGCCTGTTCATATTCTCTTTCCGAAACCTCACCACCGGGCACTAAGTCTGCATACGTAGTCGGGATATAAGGTTCTACCGCTTTAATTGCTGTTCCGTCATACGTCCAAAGATTGCTTCCGTCAATAATTAATAAATCATTGCCTATACGGAATGAAGAACTTTTTTCAGTGCTAATGTTTACAGTTAACTGCATAAGTAAAACGTTATCAGTCTTCGGGGGTACGATCGCAGGCTTATTCGTGTCCTCCTCTTCAACACACGAGACATATAGATACCCCGTATTGTCTTTTTTAGCATGTATTAGTATCTGCGTTCCGTCCTTAGTTGCGTAGGTGTGCATAGCCAATACAGTTCTTTGTACTGTGCTGCCATTCAGCAATCGAAAGCCGGGTATAGTTTCAATAGCCTTTCCCTGCTCAGATTGATAGTCCTTGAACATATTGACGAGATAGGCAAAGCGTTGAGGGTTAACCATCGTGTGATCGTTGGAAAAATCTACGCCACGAAAGTTTGCGTAATATCTGTTATATACGTCACGATTTCCCAAAAGGTTTTTAGCGGTTTTTGCCATATTCTCACCACCCGTTATTAGTTATTGCTATCGGTGCAGAACGATTAGTATTTCTTTCAAGGTTATATGCTAACTCTTTATAGAGATTATAATAATACTGTGCCTTTTCCGGCTCGTCCTCAAGCCATACGTAAGAAGCTATCAGCGTAGGAAGAAGAGCCGCCTGCTCAACCCCTATATCTATGTCATCATCATTCTCATCTGCATTTTTACTACTGTTAAGAGCAGTAGGCTTATGTCTGTACAAAATACGGAATACACCGCTTATATCGTTAGGCAAGAGTATTATCCTGCCAGACTCTATATCGTAACCTTTGCCAAGTTTAGCAAATGTCGCATCGTCTTTTATAGGAGGACTTTCAAATGAAAGAAAATCGTCAACGAGCGATGATATATCATATCTCGTATATTCAGCGTAAGCAGGTATATCGCTGTCGTTTTCGCTGTATATATCCGCATACATAGCAACATTCTTTACAGAATACAAAAATTCGCCCGTGAAGCGAAGCCTTACACGAGCATCTGTATACGCACTATCCACCAAAATAAAGCCTCTGTAAGACTTAAATATATTTATATTATCTGAAGCAAGGCTTATGATATTCTTTGTTTCCCAATTTCCCGTTGCTTCATTGTATTTTTCTAAGTAACACGTGCCGGTTCCATCGGCTTCAAAATAATAGGATTTAACATTTTCAGCCTCAAAAATGAGGTCTTCTTTTTTGTCGCAAGGCTCATAGCATACGGTGGGGATTTTATTTTCAAGCGGTTTGTGCTTTAGAACAAAAACCTTTACCTCAGGTCGCAAGGCTGCGACCTGAAGCAAGGCTCTGTTAGCTGCTTGATAAAATCCTATTTCATTTTCAAGGGAATTTTCAAAGCCTAATTGTGCGACCTCTTTATAAAGTTCACAAACTTTCATACAGGGTCCCTTTCAGGATATTTTATGTAGTAGCAGTGGAAATCGGGAAATCGTCAAGTGCCGTTGCTCCCGATACTGCGGTATCAGAATCTACCGCAAGGAGCATATGCTTCCAAGAATTGAAGCCAAGACCGAATCTGGTACGACCCGTCCAAATGAAGTTGCCTGTGTGGTGGTCTTCCCAGTCGGTAACGGTCAAGGGAACTCTGTTGAAGAACATATTACCCTGAAGATTTTCATTTGCCTCGGAGGACATAATGATAAATCTGTCGTCGGTAGTTTCCCAATGAGGAAGAACTACGATATCCCAGTTACCGTACTGAATGTTTATATCGTTATCATTAGTGCCGGGTGTTCTCTCCGAACCTACGACCTTTTTAACGAGTGCTTCAAGCTTCGGACGGTTGGTGGGAATAATTATAACGTTTGCAACGTATTCAAGAGATTTGAGGTCCTCGTCCTTGAAGTTGCGGAGCTTATTGGCAAGAATCGTCAGAGCAAGTTCAAGCTGTGATGCATCGGAAGCAATACCCTTGCCGTAAAAATAGTTAGACTGTGATTTGGACTTGTTCTCAGCCTTTTTATAGGGGTGAGCGTTGTTGAAAACAGGCTTACCGTCACAGCAAGTAATATCTACAGTAGCACGATTAAAGGTATGAGTACTCTTCGTGCCGTTGGCAAGAATAGCTGCACCAGCAGCAATCTTAGTTTTTTCGTATGCACGAACGAAAGCCTTGGGGCGTGCTGCGGTGTCCGCACCGATACCAACGAGCGAGTCTTCTGCCATCTCGGCAGTTATAGTGAACTCCTTCATAAACTGAATATGCTCGATGAATTTCTTGAAGCCGTCCTGAACGCTGTCGTTTTCAGCACCCTGTCCTTCTCCTGCCGCCATAAACTCACCGAATTCGGTCTGACTCGTCATAGTTTCACCGAAGCGATTAGACTTTGCAATATTAAAGAGCTTTGTAAGTATAGATTTTTGTTTTTCGTATGCGTCGGATTCGCTCTGTATCATCATTTTAATAGGTGTTTCGAGCTTTCCGAACGTAGCATTGTTTAGACCTGAATTTTTAGAAAATACTACCATTTGTTTTTACCTCCATTAAAATCTGACAAGTACCTTGTCGTCTGCTTTTGTTGCACCGTTTAGAGAAACGATGGTTGCAACACCGTTCGTGGTTACAGTCGTAACACCAACTGCCGCATTGCTTACAAGATTGAGTGTTACTTTACTGCCAACAGCCAGTGAGCCGGGTGCCGCACTTATAGGTGCCGAATATACCTGATTAGACTCAACACGAATAACAGGTATAATTCTATCCGTATCGGTTGCCGAAAGGTCTGCACCTGCTATGTACTTCGGGGCATCAGTAGCCGTACACTTTGCCAGCTTACCGCTGGTCAGTTTGAGTGCTTCACCGTTGGTAATTGCAAGACTCTCGGTAACGGTAAGATACTCGGGTTCTGAAACGTTTGTTCTTCCGTTTTCAATTTTAGTTAAAAAAAACATCTTTTTCTCCTTTAATGATTATTTGACTTTTTTATAGATTGCGTAAATTTCTTTATCGCTCTTGTTAGGAAATGCACTACGCATCATAGCAAGCTGATCCTTTGGTATATAACCTACGGAATCCTTGCTTCCCTTTGGCACAACCGAGCGAAGATGTGCCTTATTGTCATTCAAGGACTGCCTTTTAGTCACTGCGGCTACGCTTTTACGTATTCCCTCGGGATTTGCGGCGGAATAAGCCTCTTTTGCCGACAGCCCCAAATCTCTGAATTTAGCGAATTTTTGCAGATTGGGAATATCTTTTATAGTCTTATACTCCTTTGCCTCCGGGAATAGTGACTGAATTTCTGCCAGGTCCTCTTTAGCTTGCTGGGCATACTCCATATTAGCAAGTAGTTTTTTAGCTTCCTCAAGGCGAAGATTTTCGTCCCGATTCTTTTTGTATTCTTCAGGTGACTGCTCCTCAGCCTCGGCAGCGAGTCGGATAAGTCCGTCTAAAACGTTATCGGATTTTACACCGAGCTTTTGCAACGTATCCTTACCCTGTAGCTCGTATTCCTTCACCAGCTTTTCAAGCTCTTTTATACGAGCGTCCTTTTCGTCAAAGCTGTTTTCTTCTTCAGCATTTTCGTTCTCCGGGACTTCTTCCTCGGATTCGTTCTCCTCAAGTTCTTCGGACTCTTCTTCGTCTGAAAAATCGTCCTCATCATCCGGGATTATGATATTGCCCTCTTCATCGTAATCGAGCTCCTCTGCCGGTGCTTCTTCCGCATAGGTGTTCTCATTTTCGAGCATATCGTTCTCTTCCATTTCATTGTCCTCCTATGGATTTGTTATTTACTTGGATTTCTTGCTTGTACGCAGGTCGGTGCCGCTGACTTTTGTAGCACGTGGCGAATCCTTGCCCGCCGATTTCGGAGCGTTAATTATTCCGCCCTTATTTGTAGCACATCCGTTGCTGACTTTCTTCATTGCGGTTCCTCCTTTCCGCTAAAATGATAAGAAAAGAGCCATACCACCCTTATCGGTGAATATGGCTCTATCTCTATGGATTTTGGCACTGTTATTATTCGGTTTTTGCTTCCCATATTTTCCCGCATTTTCTGCACTTAAAGGACAATCCGCTAATCTTACTGCCTTTAAGCAATCCAACACGTGGGACCTTTTCCTTGCAAGACGGGCAGATAAGCCGAGTTATCTCCGCCTGCTCAATAGGTTTTATTTCCAGCATATATAAATCCTCCGCTTCTATATTAGCACAAACTAAATAGCTTTTAGTCGCAATATTGAAGCTATTTAAGGATTATTTTGCCGTTTTTTACCTTAAATCCGCACTCCTCGGCTAATTCCTGCTTTTCCGCTTTCGTCATTTTCTGCTTGAAGATATATTGCAAGAGTTGTTTTTTATCCTTGTCGCTTAGGCTATATCCATTCGATGCAATCAACAACAGCTTTTCATTCCTTGAAATTTTCAGAGAATTTATTGCAGTAACAATCTTTTTCCGCTTACTTCCCGAAACTGTTTCACCGTTCTTGTCCTTATCGCTGTCAAACCATCTCGTAGTGAAGTAATACGAATAATAATCGTCGTAGCTAAGTCCTGCCTTATTGAAGAGTGTAGACTTTCCGTATACCTTTTCGTCATACTCCGAAAGAGCTTTTTTTGCCCCGTACATAAGCCTTGTAGCCTCGGTGAAACGCACGTTTTGGAATGTCTGCTCGCTTACATCCTTGGGTAGCTTTATGGATGCCGTAGCTTCTATGGCTTTTGTATAAAGTCCAAAATCCTGCTTTGCAGTTCTGTACGCTTCGTTTATCAGTATACGAATCACCCTCGTTTGCTGTAGCTTCTCCGCACTTGATAGATTGGAATTCTGTATCTCACTTATCTGCTTATACATCTCGCTTACCGCATCCTTTACCTTGTTGAGATACCGCACCTGATAAATTGCCGTGTCGTCACCGGCAGTCTTTGCATACTGTGCTTTTTCGTAAATTTCGTAAAAATCAGCAGAGAGCTTATTTGAGGTTGCTGGGTCAATAGTGAAGTTGCCCGTAAACCAGCTTAGTTCCTTCACCTCAGCCTTTGGCGTAGTAGCAGGCAGAACGAAATCGCCTATAACGCCTAAATATTGGTCAAGCAGGTAATGAATCTTTTTGGGAGAACGGTTTATCTTCTGCCCTATGGCTACTGCAATAGTGCTTGTACTCTCGTCATATCGGTCTTTCGGAGGAGTGTTTTCAAACTGTCTGCCCTCAATCTCAGTGCCGTACCACGTGGTATTATTGGCAACGTCAGAGAACGGTGAAAGTATAGAGCGAGAGAAGTTCTCTATAGGTGTTACCTGAGATATAACGTTTTCAAAATATCCCTCAATATCCGCATCCTTGCCGTTAGCCACTCTGACGGTTCTGTTAACCGCACCGCCTATAACGCTTGCAACTCTTCCACGGGGGATTTTGATAAACGTTCCGTTAGGAAGCTTTACAAGGAAGTTGTTCTCCTTATCCTCTTCCCGAAGCTCCTCATAATCCTCGTCATCAGAATACATAAGCATATTTATAATCATAGGCACTATGCCTATAATAGTAGCCTTTGCGAGCAACGTAGCAATTGCTCTGACTATATGCTCACCAGTGACGGCATCCTTTACGTTGCGGAACATTTTATCAAAGCCTTGTATAGCAGGGTTAAGGAAAGGAATAAACGTAGCGTTTAGAACCTTGGTAATCCGTCCTCGTCTTCCGAAGTTGGTCGTTACCTCGGCACTGTTGTATATAGCCGTTTCAACCGAGTCACCAGCCTCTATTGAAGCTAGGAATTCAGCAAATCTCGTTATCTGCTCAACGAAAGCGTTAACGTTCTCAATACCAATCAGAATATCCTTGCCCGCTTTAGGAAGCACCATCAAAACGTCTTTAATAGATACTCCATCCTTGATGTCTAGGAGCTTTCTAAGCTCGTCAAATCCACGTGAATTTATCTCACCGTTAAATCCGTTTGCATCAAATACGGTTGAGCTCCAACCACCGTAAGCACGGTAAAGCTGCCATTTATCAGAGTTTTTGAGCATCTGAGCTATCGCCACGCCTACGTTCTTTGCAAGTAATGCCGGATGCTTAGAGTTTAATCCTGCGTCCTGTGCATCACGAATAATGTTGCGTGCGGCGAATGCGGGATTATACGAGGTTACGAGTTTTTTGAAACCTCTGTTCGCTTTTGCGGCTAGATTTAGAATGGTGCTGTCAAATTCATAGGTCGGCTTGGTTAACGCTTCAAAACCGAGGAATATCTCACGTGAAACGTTCATCGTGATTTTTTCACCGTCTTTATAGAAGGTAATTTGATTATTTTTGTTCTTCTGCTCTACTTCTACACTTTCGGTTTGCAGATTTGCCGCCTCGGCTTTATTCAGCTTCTGCCTTGATACTATCTCTACGTAGGTATCGTCATTAGAAGCCGTTGCCGCTTCATATATAGCGTTTGCAAGCTGATTTATCCGACCTGCACGCATAAGCTGTTCCGTCTGCTCTGCTATGCTTTGCTCAAATTCGCTTATGTCCTGACCGCCGCCCTTAGCCTTTTTAACAGTCTTGGAAACCTCAAGATTTCGGCTGCCCTTAACAGCTCCGATTCCCGAATAAGAGAAATCTCTGTACGCAGGAACGTAATGAGGATAAAGCTCGTTCATATACGCCTCTTGCTCGGCTGTTATGAGTCCGGCTTCAACTCTCATATGGTTAAGTGCTCTGAGATAGGTATATATCTTTTCTGCCGTTTCGTTCCAATCGGGATGTATGCTTTCGTACTTTTCAACTATTTTCCGTGACTCTTCGGCAGTTATAGCACTTGCTCTGTTCTCATTCTCTCCGAATATAGGCTTATTCTCTAGTAGCCGTTCTTTAATCTTGGCTTCCAGCTTCTTGGCTTCTCTCTCACTCTTTCGGTTCTCTTCCTCAAGAGATTCAATCTCGGAATGCAGTGCTTCTTTCTTCTGCATATCTTCCTTTGAATTGCCGAGGTAAAACGCCTCTTGTTCAAGCCTTGTTATCTCAGATTCCCTCTTAGTTATATCCTCCTTGATAGCTTCCAATGCTTCTCTGTCTGCCTTAGTCCATTCAAGCGAGCGTTCCTCTAGGGTCATTCTGTCGATATTAAGCCTATGGAGCATATAGTCCTCAAATTTCTTTACGTTGTTCTTGCCCCTTGACCTTATAGGCTTCATTATCTGATGTATTCCGTCGCCTATCTTTTTGGTTTCTTCGCTGAAAACGTCGTACTGAACAGAGCCTATCATAGTTTGTGCTTGGCTTCTGCTTGCTCTCGCCTGCTGAATCCTTGCCTTAGCATTCTTATCTCCGCTCTCATCAAGATACTTCTGTATTCCGTACATCTCGTCTACGGTGTCTATGTAAAGCCTGTCCTTTGCCGTAAAGAAATTTTTCTTAAAGCTCTTTATTCTTCCCTTGATTGAATTATCCTTTTCCGTTTGCTTTGCTACGTTTTCTACGGTAGGTGATTCAAAGTCCTCATCTTCGGGGAGAGAGTATCTTTCAATTATTTCTCCATCTTCTCCAACGCTGAGAGAATATCCGCTTCGGTATTTCTTTCGTCCTCGATTATTTGTATCAATTCCTCCGCTCGTCTTTCCGCTGTCACGAAGTCTTTTATATTCAACAAATGATTTAGAACCTTCTCGTGTGTACTGTTTTGCAAATCCTTTCTGTTCAAGGAACGCAAGATGAGTATCTGAGCACGTCCTTCCTTCATAAAGTACCTCCTTTATAATTTCCATTTCAGTTTCCGTTTCGGCTGAAAATCTAACTACTCTGTTAATATAAAAGTTGTTTTTCGTACCATTCACGAAAACAAATACATTGTTTACACCAAGAGTTTTATGTGGGTCATTGTTTACCTCGATAATAGCCTCACCTTTTGAAGATTGCTTGAAAGTACGCAAAGTGCTTCTTTCTTTAATCTTGGAGTAAACGTCGTCAAGCTCACTCTTTGATATACCTTCCGCATATCTCGCCCAACCAAAATTATTATACTGCTCTTCGGTATAATTTTCAATAGTTTCTGTATCTTCCGCCAAAGAAAACCTCTCTTCAGAAGAATTTTCCAAAGATTTTTTTGAAAAACTGTTGCTTTTTTCGGAGTTTTCGGGTATAATGATATTAGAAGCGGTTTCGTCACGCGGAGAGTTGTTGGAGCTTTTGCTCCCTCCGGTATTCGTGCCGTTTCTTTTTTTATACTTTTTTTCGTATTCTTCAAGGTATTTTTCCTCACTCACACCGATCATATTCTTAAATTCAATAGATCCGTGGCTCTTGGATACTGTTTCGATTACCAAAACTCTGCCGTCACTGATTTTTTTGCTAAGGCATATCTTAGTATTTCCGCTTTTGTACTTGATGGCATATACAAAATCGTCATACGTTGCAACATAAAGAGGGATATTCATAAAATCCTCTATGCTAAGATCAATATCGCCCGCTTTCTTCGCATGTAGGTGTTCTTGGTATGCATGGTGAATATCGGTTGCTACAAGTTCCAAGTAATAATTTGATATTTGGATTTTTCCATCAGAGTAATCGGAGGTTTCCTCAGAAAGCCTACTATCAACCTTGCCATAAGCAACAGCAGGTAAGTCTTTTTCGCCAGCAATAGCCTTTTCGATATATTCACGTATATCCTCTGACGTTGTAAGAATAATCTTTTTGCCATTATCAATAGCCTGCTGCTTATATTTGTTGGCACGACCTCCAGCACGTAGGTATCCTGGCAAATCTTCTTCGCTCAAGAAGTTTATTGCGTACCTCGTATCCGTATCAACATCTGTGCTCGTTACAGGATTTTCTTCGCCATTTTCTACGCTTAATGCAAGTGCAGGTGCAGAATTTGACTGATAATCTCTATCGGCTACCTGTTGGAACAGCTTCCTATACTGTCTTGCAAATTTCCTAGCAGCAGAGCT